CTTTTCGACACGACGCCCTGCCTGAACGAATACGGCAGCAAGGGCAACCGGCGCGTTACGTCCAACACCATTCTGCACAAACAATTTCCCGGCGGACTTATCACCATGTTCGGCGCGAATGCACCCGGCGAATTGCGACGCGCAAAAGGCAGCTTCCTCGTCATTGACGAAAAGGACGCCATCCAAAAAGAGGAGGGCGACGAAGGCGATCAAGTGCAAATTTTCTGGAAGCGAGGCAGTGAATACCCAGACACAATCCGCGTGTCGGCGAGCTACCCGTCACTGCTCGGACACAGCCGGATCATGAACGATCTGGAAAACTCAGACTGGAATGAGTGGCACGTCACATGCGTCAAGTGCGGCGGCGAGCCGTTCGTCATGCACCGCAGGCAGCTTCGATACGACAAGGGCAAGCCCGAGGGCGCGCGGCTGGAATGCCCGAGGTGCGGCGAATTCCTGACCGACGCAGAGCGTTACGCGATGGCGCACAAGCAGGGATTCGACAACTGGAAACCGCGCAATGAGTTTCGCGGGCGGCGAGGCTACCACGCCAACGCGCTGCTTTGGCCGCACCCGGTTGATCCCGTTCGCTACCCGGCAGGATACCTTGGCCAGATGGCCGAGGAGGAAATGGCAGTTGCCGCGAGCGCAGACCCGAAGCGCGCGCGCCGACCAATGGTGAACACGGTTGACGCGGAGCCGTTCGACCCAACCGACGAAAGCGAGCAGCCGCCTGACTGGAAAACCTTGTATGAGCGGCGCGAGAATTACGACACCGTTCCGCAGGCCGCATCGTTCATCACGGCTTTTTGCGACGTGCAACGCAACCGGCTAGAGGTTGGCTGGCGCGCATGGAACCGCGAGGAAGAATCATGGGGACTCGACCACGTAGTGCTCGACGGCTACACGTCGCACCAAGAAGTCTGGACGGCGCTGGCAAAGGAGCTTGGCCGCGAGTGGACGCACGCCAGCGGCGCGAAGCTACGGCTCGGAATGGCATTCGTGGACGGCGGCGCATACGCGGAGGAAGTGTATCGCTTTTTCCAGCGCATCGCGCGCGAGCCGGTGCAACACGTCACTGGCCACGTCCGCGCGAGCAAGGGCGTCGGCAGATTCGGCGCACCGATTATCACGCGCAAGATGAGCACGGTTGCCAAGAATTTGAAGGGGCACGAAATCGGGACGTGGGAGGCAAAGGATCGCATTTACGAACGCCTGCGCATCCCGCAGCCGCACGCGCCGTCGATGCACTTCAACCAGCGATTCTCGGAAGAATACTTTCAGCAGTTGACCGTGGAAAAAGTCGTGATCACGTTTGACGGCGGGCAGGAGATCCGGAAATACGAGAACGAAAAGAACGCGCGCAACGAAGCCCTCGACATCGAGGTGGGCTGCCTCGCCGCGCTACGGCTGCACCCTCGCAACTGGGACGCGCTAGAGCAGGCCATTGCCGACGACGCCGAAGCCCTGCGCACGCCAAACGCGAAGCCGAAGCCAGAGATTGACTACGCCATTTTCGAGGGCGGGCAGACGCGGAGCGGGTGGCTGTGAAAAGAAATTAAAAATAATCATTGCGTGCGGAAGTGCTTTAGAGAATACTGCCCGCGCATGAATACACAACCAATCACGGATGCCTGCATCCCATCACCGAAAAACTGAGCCATGAATGCCACAATCAAAATCCAAACCATCACTCCAACCCACGCAGCCTTGATGCTTGAAGACCTGTATCCAATGCAGCGCAAAATCAAACCGACCGCGATCGAGCAGTTGGAGCGCGAAATGAGGCAGGGAACATTCGGCCTGTCCACCGACGCGATTCTGCTAATCAACGGCTCTCTCGGAAACGGCCAGCATCGCCTGCGCGCAGTAGTGCAATCAGGAAAACCGCAAAAGTTTCTTGTGCTCGAAACGAACGACGAAAGCATCTTCAAGTTTATTGACTGCGGCAAGTCGCGCACCGTTGGAGACACGATGCAGCTACACAACGCGCTGACCGTGACCGCAGCCGCAAGATGGATTCTCACCATAAGAAAAGGAAATGCAACGCCGTTGTCTGGAATTTCAAATACGAACGTGACAAGAAGCGAAATAATTCAATTCATCCAATTGAATAACGAATCGCTGCAAGCGCTTCACACATCAGTGTATGCGCTATACATCAAGAGCAAACTGCTTGCGCCATCTTTGTGTTTGGCCTTTTTGTGGAATGCCGCGCAAAACGGCGAGCGCACTGCTCATCAAGCAGCAAAACTGCTTCGCCAGGTATTTACCGGAGAAGAGTGTGATGGGCCTGCGAACGACCTTAGAAACCGTTTGATTTCAAACATGGGATCGCGCTCAAAATTGCCATCCGGTTATTTGATGGGGCTGCTCGTTAAGACGTTTCGCGCAGTCAGCGAAGGGAAAAACACGCTTGCGCTTCGCTTTGTTGAGTCTGAAAAAATGCCAGAAATGCCTTCATGGGACGAGTGAAAATATAAACGCGGGCAAGGCAAGGCAAACACAAGGGCGGCACTGGCAACGGTGCCGCCCTCAGTTTTACGCTTGCAACCCCGGCGCGGTGCGGCTATACGCAGCGCCAACAATGGCGCTCCCGCTTCTCACAATATTCCCGCAGTCAATCACGTCGGGGGACACGACGCGCCTGCAACTCAGCCTGCCGGAATGCCCGGCATCGACCTACACGGCGACGCTCATTTTGAACCAAGCCGGAGTCGCAGCGGTGACGTGCGCAGGCACAGCGAGCGGCGACAACTTCCTGTTCACAATCACCGCCACGCAATCGTCGGCGATGCTTGTCGGCGCGTGGACATGGCAGGCTCGCGCAACGCAGACATCGAGCGGCGACGTGACGACCGGCGCGGCTGGCGACTTCATCGTGCTGGCAAATCCCGCCAGCACGCTCACCAAGTCAAACGCACAGCAGCAGCTTGACGCGGCGAACGCGGCGCTCCTGTTGCTGGCAGGCAACCCCGACGCGGCGACGAACTTCAACGGGCAGAGCATCACCAGCGTTGACATCCCAAAAATGATTGCCGTCGTGCGCAACCTCAAGGCGCTCGTTGCGGAGGAAAAAAACGAAGCGTCCGGTCTGCGCGGTGATGCGCCGTCCCGTTCCATCCGCCCCTACTTTCGATGAACTGGAAATTCTGGCAATCTACAAAAAGCGCAGCGCCGGAAACGACGGTGCGGAATGACTACACGCAACTGATTACTCAGTTAAAAAAGCTGTCACCTGACTGGCAGGTAAACCGCATCGGAGTTGACGCGGAGATTTACAGAAACCACTGGGAACTCCGCGCGTATTCGCGCAACCTCGCGCGCGAAAACCCCTACGTCATCGGCTACTTCCAAGACCTCTGCGCGAACGTCATCGGGCCGAACGGCTACACGATCCGCATGATGATTAAGGAGGAGGAGGATCGCGTGATTCACACGCCGACGGAAAAGGCAATCCTGCGCGCGGAGACGGAACGGCGAGCGCAGATTGCCGCTTACATCGAGCGAACGACCGGCAAAAAACCATCCGCAAAAAAACTTTTCCGCGAAGTCAAAGGCAAGGCCACAATACAGGTCGGAGAAATGGACGTGTTCGCCTGCCAACTCATCGAGCGGAAGTTTCGCGAATGGCAGTTGCGCGAAAATTGCACCGTCACTGGACGACTCAGCTACAACGAAAGCCGGCAGCTTCGACTGAAATCCGCAGCGCGCGACGGCGAGCATTTTATCCGGCTCGTCCGCGATGCGCGCTATCAGCCATTCGGTTTCAAGATTCAGCACATCAACGCGGAGTGGTGCAGCTACTACTTCACCGGCAAATGCGCTGCGACTGGCAACCCTGTGCGATTCGGCATCGAGTATGACGACAGCGGCGCGGCACCCGTCCCGGTGGCATATCACTTCGTCAAGGCAACCGCGAGCCAATGGGGAGGCTACGCGCCCATGCCGTTCATGCAGGGCGGCGAAGAAAACTGCACGCGCATTCCAGCCGAGGACATCATTCACTACGCCAAGTTTGACGACGACGCGGACGTGACGCGGCCCGTGCCGTGGACGACGCCGATCATGAGCAACGCGCGCCAGCTTGCGAAATGGATGGAAGCGGCGGTTGTATCCGCCCGCGTCGGCGCGTGCTCGAATGTCTTTTTCGAGACGGATTTGATCGGGCCGGATGGCATGGCGGCAGCGCAGCCAGACCCCGACATCATGAAAAAGTTCTCGCTGGAAATGAACCCCGGCGGAATGCACGGACTACCTCCCGGCGTGCGCGCCAAGGAGTTCAACCCGAACAATCCGAATCCGGCGACTGGCAGCTTCCGCAACG